CTTACGAACACAAAAATTGTGATTTTCCATGAGATTTTTGGAAAAATCGCTTAAAATCATGAGAAACCGCACAAAAACGGCTTAAAATGCGTCAAAACGCAACAAAACCGAAAAAAGAGTAAAAACAGGAGATATAATGAATCAAGCGCCTGTCAACCCCACGGGGGGGGGGCAGACTTAGAAAAAATTAAAAAGGGGGCGGGCAAACTGCCTGATTATCCAAAAATAAAAATTGCCGACCTTTCGCCGTACGAACGAAATGCCCGAACGCATAGCGACGAACAAATAGAAAAAATCAAAAACTCAATAAACGAGTTTGGATTTGTTTCGCCGGTTATTATAGACGAAAACAACATGATACTTGCCGGCCACGGTCGCGTGGAGGCCGCTAAAGAAGTCGGACTTGAAGAAGTGCCGTGCCGACAAGTGACGGGCTTAACGGAAGACCAAAAGCGCGCCTATATACTTGCCGACAATAAGCTTTCCGATATGGCCGGCTGGGACGAAGAAATGCTTCGAGACGAACTTGCGTCAATTTCGCTCGATATGACCGACTTTGGCTTTGACGAGATTATCGAAGAAGAAACAGAAATTATTGAGGACGACTTTGACGAGAGTGAAGATAAAGTGGAAGCCGTTTCTAAAACGGGGGAACTTTACCAGCTAGGCGAACACCGCTTGCTATGCGGCGACTCTACGAGCGAAGAGGACGTGTGGCATTTAATGCAAGATGAAGAAGCCGACCTTGTAGTTACCGACCCGCCGTATAATGTAAACGTTTCTAATAGCGACGGATTGACAATCGAAAACGATAATATGGACGAAGTAGCCTTTGTAGACTTTTTGGACGAAGCCTTTGCAAATATGGCGCGACACCTTAAAGAGGGCGGCGCGTTTTATGTTTGGCACGCGACAAATAGCGTCGTTGCTTTTAAGACAACGCTCGAAGGCAACGGGCTAGAAGTAAAGCAGGAGCTTGTCTGGAATAAGAATCAACTAGTTTTGGGGCGTCAAGATTACCAATGGAAGCACGAGCCGTGCTTTTATGGTTGGAAGCCTGGAGCGGCTCACTATTTTAGCGACAACCGCAATTATACGACCGTTATAAACGATAAGCCGCTTCAACTCGACAAATTGAGCCGCGAGGAAGCACTAAAAATGCTTAAGCGCGTTTTCTCACTCGAAAACACCGTCTTAAACTACGATAAACCAAAGCATAACGATCTACACCCGACTATGAAGCCGCTTGACCTAATTGGACACCAAATAAAAAACAGTAGCAAAGCGGGAGAGATAGTTTTAGACCTCTTTGGCGGAAGCGGAAGCACTTTAATGGCTTGCGAGCAACTTGGCCGCAAGTGCCGCATGATGGAATATGACCCGCACTACGTCGACGTTATTATCGCGCGTTGGGAAAAAATGACAGGAAGAAAGGCGGTAAAAATATAATGTGATAAAATAAAACCATAAGGAGCAAACCATGACTAAAAGTCTCAATGAACAAGCCCAGGAAATAATTAAAATCGCAGAAGAAGGGGGAGTGCAATCAAACTTCTTCTTCTTGACAACTTTTAAGCGGTATCAAGTACAGCTTAATATTTTGGCCGACCTTGAAAAGCGTATTAAGCAAAACGGGGCCACCGTTACAAAAGAATATGTTAAAGGGCGCCAAAACCTTTATTCTAATCCGTCCGTTATGGACTACAACAGAACGACCGACAGTGCAAATAAAACCGTTTCGACCCTAATGAAAATTATAAAAGGCTTTGGCGTTGGCGACGGCGAAGCTAAAGAAAAAGATGATCTTATGGCGGCGATAAACGGCGGTGATGATTATGAAGAGGAAGCTAACTGATTGCCAAGCATATCAATTTTGCAAGAAAGCCATTAGACGCAAAACAACGCCCAAATATGTAAAGCTCCAAATGAAGGACTTTATGCGGATTTGTGAGGGCAAAAACAAAAAATATACTTTAAGCGGCAAAAAGCTAAAACAATTAGAGAACATTCTTAAAATTCTCATAATGCCAAAAGGCTTAAAGGCCGGTCAAACGTTATATGCTTGCACAATGGGCTACCAATGGTTATTTTACACGGCCATTCTTTGCGTTGTTTACCGCGATAACCCGAATCGCCGCCGATACGAAACCGGCGTTCTTGAAATATGCCGCAAAAACTTCAAGACGTACACGATCGCCACTATTTTTATTTTGCTATTCCTGACGGAGCCGCGCTTCAGTAAGTTCTTTTCGGTCGCCCCTGACGGAACACTAAGCCGAGAGGTGCGCGAAGCCATAACCGAAACTTTAAGAAGCTCGCCGCTGGTATATCAGTCCGGCGAGGACTTAAGGTTTAAAATCCTTCGCGACAGTATAGAATTTAAGCCGCAACAGACTAAATACTACCCCTTATCATATAGCACGAGCCGTATGGATGGCCGTTTGCCAAATGCCTTTATTGCGGACGAGGTGGGCGCGTTGCCGACCAATTACGCAATTGAAGCTATGCGCTCTGGCCAGCTTAATATTTTAAACAAACTCGGCTTTATAATCTCCACTAAATACCCCACAATAGACAACCCCTTTGAAGACGAGGTTAGTTACTCTAAAAAGGTGCTTGACGGCCTAGAGAAAGACGAGACCCGCTTTGCGCTGTTATATGAGCCGGACGAGGTGAAGGGCTGGGAAAATAACGACCTCATTCTTAAACAAGCCAACCCGGTCGCGCTAGAAATTCCGGAGATTTGGGAAGACCTTATAAAAAAGCGGGCTTATGCTATTGCCGTCGAAAGCGCCCGCGAAAACTTTATAACAAAGCATTGTAATATTATCTACGCTAACGACTCCGAGGGATACATTCAGCTTAACGATCTACGCGCGTGCAAAGTTGCAAGGATAGATTGGAAAGGCAGAGTCGTTTATATTGGCCTTGACCTTTCTATGTCCGGCGATAATACAAGCGTTTCCATGCTATCGCTCGACGACGACAATAACATACTTGCGGAGAGCTGGGCGTTTATACCGGAAGGGCGAATCGAGGAAAAGACCGTAAGCGAGAAGGTCAATTATAGGGAGCTTATGCGAACCGGAAAAGTTATGGCTTGCGGGGATAAGGTTATTGACTATGCTTTTGTGGAAAACTTTATTATGAGCTTAGAAGAAAAATACGACGTCCAAATCCAGGCTATTGGCTTCGACCGATGGAACGCTATGTCAAGCGCACAAAAGCTCGAAAATGAAGGTTATAACATGGTCGAGGTTAAGCAACACTCTAGCGTATTACACCCACCGACAAAACTTCTTAAAGAGAAAATCTTAAGCGGTGAGTTTGAATATAGCAATAACACTCTTTACGAAATCAACTTCCAAAATGCGCGTTGTACCTACGACACGAATAAGAACATGTACGTCAACAAAAAGAAATCGAATGGCAAGGTCGATATGGTCGTTTCGACGATTATTGCCACTTATTTGCTCCAGCAAGACGCTTTACTAGACCAAGCCGGCGGATTTACCGTCCAAACGTTCTAAAGCCCGGTATAGCGCGATTATTTGCGAAATACGGCATACCGGCGATTTTACACAAATTGTGGAAAAGTATGTGGAAAAGTGGGAAAAAGTGATAAAATATAAGCAGAAAAGGAATAAAATATGGCAATTTTCGACTTTTTAAGAAAACGAGCAAACAACGAACCGGCGGCTCCCACGCCGACAACTACGGAAGAGCCGGCAACAAATGTTACGTCTCCCGCACCGGCAACACCGAAAGCGCCGGAAAGACCCGCGGACGACGTTTTGCTTCAAGCCCTACTAAGGGGCGACCAAATCACCCGCGACCAAGCTATGACCGTTCCGGCCGTAAGCGCCGCCGTGGATTATATCAGCTCGGCTATTGCGGCCATGCCGATTAAACTCTATAAGCGGAAAGGCGATGACGTGCAAAGCATGGACGACGACACGCGCGTCAAGCTTTTAAACGGCGACACTGGCGACACGCTGGACGCTTACCAAATGAAAAAATCTATGGTTGCCGACTACCTTATGGGGCAGGGCGGCTATGTGCATATTGGGAAATACCGCAACGAAGTTACAAAGCTCTCCTATGTTCCAGACACCTATGTCTCCGAACAAATTATTAACCCCGATCCGCTCCATAAAGTCTACAAGCTTTTTGTCTATACCGACCAATACGACCTATGGGAGTTTATTAAGATTTTACGCAATACGCAAAACGGCGCTACCGGCAAAGGTTTAACCGAAGAAGTGGCGCAAGCGCTTCAAACCGCTTATGCGACACTTATGTATCAACTTTTCGCGGTGCAAAATGGCGGCAACAAAAAGGGCTTTCTAAAATCGCAACGAAAGCTAGGCCAACCCGAAATAGACGCGCTTAAAAAGGCGTGGCGCAATCTTTACACAACCAATAGCGAAAACGTGGTCGTGCTTAATAACGGCCTAGAGTTTCAGGAAGCTTCAAACTCAAGCGTTGAAATGCAATTAAACCAAAACAAGCAAACGCTTACACAAGAGATTAAAAACATTTTTCATATCTACGACGACGACTATTTCCGCACATTCAAGGAAGCTATATACCCAATCATGAAAGCGCTAGAAACCGCGCTTAACCGCGACTTGCTTCTTGAAAGCGAAAAGAAAAAGCACTTCTTTGAACTAGATCCAAAAGAAATTCTTCGCGTGAATATTGACGAGCGATACAAAGCTTATAAGCTCGCTAAAGATACCGGATTCTTAACTATTAACGAAATCCGCGCGGCCGAGAACTTAGAGCGAATCGAAGGTATGGACGTAATTAACGTCGGGCTAGCTTCGGTGCTTTATGACACGAATACGCACCAATATTACACGCCGAATACCGACGCGCTAACAGACCCGTCCGACGGCAAGACCGGAAACACCAAGAACAACGAAGAAGTAAAAAAAGAAGACGAAAAGCTTATTCAGGAAGACATTGGCCGCGAAGAATACTCGCAAGAACAAGAAGAAGGAAACGTTGAATAATAAAACCTTAAAAGGAGGTAAACATATGAAAGTAAAAATTAGAGCCGATAGCGTTGAGATAGAAGGGTATGTAAACGCCGTCGAGCGCAATTCTAGGCCGCTTATGAGCCGAATAGGGCGCTTTATCGAAAGAATATGCGCCGGAGCGTTTAAACGCGCTCTAGGACGTGCTAATGACGTGGCTATTTTACTTAACCATAAACGAAGCAGGAAACTCGGCTCACTGTCGGAAGGAAACCTAGAGCTAGAGGAAGATTCTATCGGACTTCATGCTCGCGCTACTATAACCGATCCGGAAGTGATTAAAGAAGCACGCGCCGGAAATATTGTCGGGTGGTCGTTTGGCTTTCATGATCGAGCCGTCGAAAACGGCGTGGAAGAGGGCTTGCCACTACGCAAGGTGGTCGACTTAGACCTCGAAGAAGTCTCGCTCATAACACGCGCTATGGTGCCATGTTATGAAGGAACGCTAGTGGCCGTTCGCGCCGAGGATGGTAAAGAGGAAGTCCATTTTAGAGGCGAGCCAATGATTGACGAAGAAAACGAAACCACGGTCGAAGACAAAGCAAAACCTGTGGAAAAACCTGTGGAAAACTCTGACGAAGAAAAGCGCTCAACAGAGGAAAGCACAAATCAACAGGAAAATCAAGAGCAGAAAGCCCCAAATGTGGAAAAACCTGTGGAAAAAATTGTAAAAACGAATTATAATAAAGCCATAAATATTATTAACACCTTGAAGGAGGACAATTAAATGCCCAAAATCAAACAACTAGTCGAGAAGCGCAATGCTTTGATTACTCGTGCCGAGGAAATCACTAGCGCCGCCGACAAAGAAGATCGCGACCTCACCGAAGACGAACTTAAAGAGGTCGAGAAAGTTAAAGGCGAAGTCGAAGCCGCTGACAAACAAATCGAAGCTGCTCGCGCCGTCGAAGGTATGGTTAAAGAGCCAACCGGAGCCGAAGCCGATAACAAAGCTAATGACGACAAAGAAGTCGCCGACAAAGCCACCGAAGAGGCCGAAGAAAGAGCTTTCGAGACTTATCTTCGCGCACAATGGGGCGTCATAAACGAACGCGCAGAAGGTGACAATACCCCGCTTTCTCAAGGGAATAACGGCGCTGTCGTTCCCCTCACAATCTCCAAGCGCATTATCCGCAAACTTTATGAAATTTCCCCAATCGCCGAACGTGCTACCAAGTACGACATTAACGGCAATTTCGCAATCCCTTACTACGCCGAAGATGGCACCGATCATATTGCTGTCGGCTTCCAAGGCGGAGAATTTGACGAAATTGTCGCTAACTCCGGCAAGTTTACCACCATCACTTTAGGCGGCTACGTTGCTGGTGCTTTGGCACTTGTTTCCCGCAAAATGATTAACAACGTAAACTTTGACCTTGTTGGCTATGTAGTCGACCAGATCGCTTACGCTGTCCGCCGCTTCCTAGAGAACGTTCTTCTTAACGGCTCTGGCGAAATCGACGGTCAAACTGGCGAAATCGAAGGCTTAACTGGCGTTACTCTAGCCGTAACTAGCGAATATGCCGACGCGATCACCGCGGACGAGCTTATTGCGCTTCAAGATTCCGTTAAGGACATGTTCCAAGACGGCGCTATTTGGATTATGAGTTCCAAGACCCGTACAGCTATTCGCCAGCTCAAAGACAAAATGGGCCGCTACATGCTTCAAGACGACATTTCCTTGCCTTGGGGTAAAAACCTTCTCGGACACCCTGTTTACGTTTCTGACAACATGCCAGAAATGGCCGAAGGTAAAGTTGCTATTTACTACGGCAATATGTCCGGCCTTGCCCTTAAGTTTACCGAAAATCTCGAAGTCCAGGTGCTTCGTGAGAAATTCGCAACAAAGCATAGCGACGGCGTGATTGCATGGTTTGAGTTTGATTCTAAAGTCGAAAATGCCCAGATGATCTCCAAGCTCATTATGGGTGACGGCGAAGCTCCAGAACCACAACCAGTTCCAGCCGAAACTAAATACACTGTAAGCTATGACGCTAACGGTGGTACTGGCACCATTGCAGATGTCGAAGTAACGGCCGGCGAATCTATTACCCTTAACGACGGCTCTACTTTAACCGCTCCAGAAGGTAAAGAGTTCAAAGGCTGGGCGAAATCCGATTCGGCACAAAATCCAACCGTGACAAGCCCATTCACCCCAACCGGTGACGTGACTCTTTACGCCGTTTACGGTGACGAATAAACACTAAAGGGGGAGGCAAAGAATGAGCGCAATAACTAAAGTTAGTGAAATTACAACCGAGGCCGTCGCCGATTATCTCCACTTAAGCGAGCTAGACGAAGCCGAGACCGATTTGCTTAATACGCTTATCGGCGTCGCTAAAAGCTATATCGTCAACTACACCGGACAGACGGAAGCGGCTCTCGACAACTTCCCGGACTTTGTTATCGTGGTCTACATTCTAGTCCAGGATATGTGGGACAATCGCGTCCTATATGTCGAAAAATCGAACCTTAATAACACAGTCGAATCAATCCTCGGCTTACACTCGGTGAATTTACTTCCGACAACGGAGACCTCTTCGGAGGCTTCCAATGATTAACGCCGGAAAATACAACAAGCGTATTACGATTTACCAAGTGACCGAGGTAACCGACGCGCAAGGGTTTCAATCGAAAGTCAAACAAACGATTTTGAGGCCCTTCGCTTCGGTCAAGACGACCAAAGGTTTTACGCTTATCGTGAATAATAGTGACTTCGAGAAAGCCTATACAAACTTTACTATACGCTACCCGAAGACCACTATAACGCGCGATATGCTTATAGAGTTCCACGGCAAGACGTACACGATCGAATACTTAAACAACGTAAACGAATCGCACGTTGAGCTGGAAATCCAAGCCAAAGAGGTGACGCACTAATGGCGAAGTTTAACGCGGGACTTCCAACCGACATTCTCGAAAATGTCAATTTTGTCGAAAATAACGCAATAGACATTTTTAAGGGAATGACTAAAGCGGGAGCGGAAGTCGCCGCCGAAAACATGAAAGCAAACGCGACAAGAGCTTTTAAGGGAAGTACGGCTTCAAAAATGAACGCAAAGCTCAAAATAACGAAGCCTTACGAAACCAGAAAGCGCGAAATTACAACCGCGGCTCGCTATTATGGGTATATTCCAAAAAGCGGTGGCGGCCAGTTCTATCTTTCTCAAAAGGGAAGAAAGTACGGGCCTTACCCTGGAATACCGGTATCGCTACTAGGAAACCTCGTCGAATATGGCGTAAAAAGCCGAACCATGCCGCGACAATTTAGGCGATATTGGGACGGCCAAAAACACCCATTCGTTCGACCGGCGTTTTCCGATACAAACGGCATAACGGACGCAATGCTAAAAGCACAACAAGAATTAAGCAAAGGATTATTAAAATAATGTACGAAAATCCAAACGGACTAATCGAACAAATCTTTACCGGCTTTACAGTCGGTGAGGTAGAAATCCCCGTAAAATTCTTGCGCTATAACGGCAACGCGGAAACTTATATCACTTACCAGCAAACCGACTCGCAAAATCCTCTATCCGGCGACGACGAACTCTTAAACTACATTGACTTCTACGACTTCGATATTTACTCCAAAGGGAACTATATACCGATAGTTGAAGAAGTAAAAACATTATTAGAAAGCAACGGTTTTAGGTGGCAACCGAACCGTTCTTCGAGCGATATGTTCGAGGACGACACTGGCTACTACCACAAAACCTTAAGTTTTAGCATAGAAAGGAGTACTCACAATGGCTAAAATTGGCTTAAATAACTTCAGGTATGGCGTACTTACCGAAGGAACAGGCGGAGCCGCTACTTATGGCACCGCAAAAACTCCCGGCAAAGCTGTCTCTTGCTCTGTCGAGATTGAAAATAACGACGCTTCGCTTTATGCGGACGACGCGCTACAAGAAAGCGACGCCTCTTTTGCAGGTGGAACCGTAACAATGGGAATTGACCGCGAAGACAACACAACTCTCGCAGACCTTCTCGGCCACACCGTCGACGCACAAGGCGAAATGGTTAGAACGACTACGGACGTTGCGCCTTATGTCGGTCTCGGCCGTATCGTTACCGTTATGCGCGATAACGCACTCAAATACAAAGTCGAGTTCCTCTCGAAGGTTAAATTCTCCGAGCCGTCTCAAGACGACACCACTAAAGGCGAATCCGTCGAGTTCAGCACCTACGAAATCGAAGGTACTGTTGCCGCTCTCGGTGACGCTAACGGCACTTGGTCTAAGAGCAAAATCTTCGACACCAAAGCCGAAGCTATCACTTACCTTGAGGGCTTGTTTACGTAAAGCAAGGCGGGAGAAATCCCGCCTACTTTACCAATACATACAAAATTTTTGCAAATGTAATTATAGGAGCTAGATGAAATGAAAGATATTAGTGATACGCTCGAATATAAGGGCCAAAAATACAAGTTGGTTTTTAACTTAAACGTCTTAGAGGAAATCCAACAAGAATACGGCACTTTTGCGAAATGGCTTGACTTCATAACTGGAGACGTGAAAGAGCGAAAGACAGGGGATTTTGTAGAAACCGCGACAGGTGAGAAATACGAAAAAGGCGAGCCGGATATTAAGGCCGTCAAATTTGCTTATCTTCACATGATTAACGAGGGGATTGACATGGATAACGAAGAGACCGGCGGAGATAAAAAGCCGGTGACGGCAAAGTTTGTCGGGCGCATGTTTACCGAAATCGGACTTGACGAAATGGTGAACAAGCTTAATAAACTTGCCATTGAAAGCAACCAGGGGGGCGAGGACTCAAAAAACGAGTAGTCCAGGACGAAGAAGAAGAAAAAGAACCCGAACCGGTCGACTTCTCCTGGTTTAGATTTATCGGGCGCAATAAGCTCGGTTTAACTTACAAACAGGCCGGACACATTACATTGACATTATTTAATAAACTATATAGCCACTACAAAAACGACTTCGACCTAGAGCTTATGCTACGGAAGACCGGGACGACCTATAAGGACGCGGCCGCTAAAGCTCACAAAAAAGAAGACGGCGAGTGGTTTTAACAGAAAGGATTGAGACTTTATGGCCGGATTTGGTGGTGAGATTAAGCTTGTCGGCGAGCAAGCTTATAGGCAAGCGCTTAAAAATATCGCAACACAACTTCAACAGGTCGCCGCGCAACAAAAGCTCACCTCCGCGACTTATGAAAAGTCCGACAAGTCTCTTTCCGCTATTTCTCAACGCTCGCAAGACCTCACCTCTAAACTTGACATTCAAAAACAAAAGCTTGCAACTGTCACCGAGCAACTTAAAAAGTGGCAGACCCAGCAAGAAAAAAACAAAACCACAATCCAAAACCTTCAAAGCCAGCTTGACAAAGAAAAGGCTAAACTTGAAGAGATCGCCCGACAATACGGTACGAACTCGAAGGAATATCAAGAGCAAGCTAAAGTTGTCAATAACCTCGAAAAAGAGCTTAAAGAGCTTAATACTCAATACGATAAAAACGAGCAAACGATTAAAAAGAACGAAGCGGCGCAAACTTCCGCGCAAGCCGCTGTCTTAAAGACAGAAAAGCAACTTGGAAAGCTTGCAGATCAAGCCGCTAAAGCCGCCGACGAAACGCAAGACCTTGGCAACTCGACCGAGAACGCTGGCAAAAAAGCAAAGAGCGCGGGCGACGGGTTTACCGTCTTTAAAGGGATTTTAGCAAACTTAGCGACGGACGTAATACGGCGCGTTTCTAGTGGCCTTAAAACTATGGCGCGTGATATGGTAAACGCCGGAATCGACTTCGACTCTGCTATGAGTAAGGTCGAAGCCGTTTCCGGAGCAACCGCCGACGAAATGGATAAGCTTACCGCCAAAGCGGAAGAGATGGGCCGCAAAACAAAGTTCTCGGCGTCCGAATCCGCCGAAGCCTTTAACTATATGGCTATGGCAGGGTGGAAAACCGAAGACATGCTTAACGGTATAGAGGGAGTTATGAACCTTGCCGCGGCTTCGGGTGAAGACCTCGCAACGACTTCCGACATTGTGACGGACGCTTTAACGGCTATGGGCTACGCGGCCGGTGACGCCGGAAAACTTGCCGACGTAATGGCGGCCGCAAGCTCAAACGCAAACACCAACGTTTCTATGATGGGGCAGACCTTCCAATACGCGGCTCCGATCGTGGGAGCGCTTGGTTATAACATGGAAGACACCGCCGTCGCAATTGGTTTAATGGCGAACGCGGGTATTAAGGGCGAGAAAGCCGGAACCGCGCTTAGAAGCGTTTTAACAAGGCTTTCCGCACCTCCGGCCGAATGTGCAAAGGCTATGGAAAAGCTCGGTATTTCTATCACCGACAGCCAGGGCAAGATGAAACCGCTCGGCACGGTTATAGACGATTTAAGAAAAGCCTTTGACGGACTTTCCGAGTCTGAACAAACACAACTCGCTAAATCGCTTGCCGGACAGGAAGCCATGTCGGGCTTGCTTGCTATTGTCAACGCCGCGCCAGCGGACTATGACAAACTAACCAAAGCCGTCAACAGCTCGACAGGCGCGGCCGAGAAAATGGCGACCGCCATGCAAGGAAACGTCGGGGGAAAGCTTACTCTCCTAAAATCGCAACTCGAAAGCATATATCTCACCATATGGAAAAAGGTCGAGCCGTCAATATCAAAGGCAATCGACACTATTTCTAAGGCTCTCTCTAAAGTCAACTGGGATGATTTTGGCAATAAGGCGGGAGCGGCACTAGAAAAGCTTGGCGACGGGCTTGCTTGGCTTATCGACCATAAAGAGCAAGTTATTGTCACACTTGGCGCAATTACAAGCGCGTTTGCGGTGAAAAAGGTTGTAGACTTCGGGACAGGACTAGCAAGCACGGCTAAAACCCTTGCGAGTATAGTTAAGCCCGCAAGCACGGCCGCGAGTGCCGTGTCGGGAATAGCGACCGCCGCAAGCGGAGCCGCAACCGCGACCGCAGGGGCGGCAAGCTCGACAGGAATACTTAGCGCGGCTTTTGGGGCGCTTACAAGCCCCGTGGGACTTGCTACGGCGGGAATATTGGCAGCGGTAGCCGCTATGACGCTCTCCGCCGACGCAATTAAACGCTCTAGTACCGAACTTAACGCAAATATGAAAGCGACGGAAAAGCTCGCTAAAAAGCAAGAAGAAGGAACTAAGGCTCTTGAAGAAAACCGCAAGGCACGCGAAGCTAACCTTAAAACGGCCAACGACGAACTCCGCGACACTGACGCGCTAATTTATCGCCTAGAGACGCTTGCAAAGCGGACGAATAAGACTACAAGCGAAAAGAAAGAAATGCAAGCTATCGTCGAAAAGTTAAACGAGCTTGTACCCGACCTTGCGCTTTCTTATAATGCGGAAACCGACGCACTAAGCGAAAATACGAGTAAAATCGAAGCAAACATTGACGCTCGCAAAAACCTTAACCAAGCCGAAGCGGAAAGAACAAACCTCTCCGGCATAACCGAGGATATGACGGCCAAAGAGAAAGAACTAGCCGAAGCCGTCGAGCAAAACGCAAAGAACGAGAAAACCTATCTAGACGCAAAGAAAAGGCGCGAGGAATTTGAGAATAAATATACCCCGCAACAAATCGCAAACAGCATAGCGCTACAAAATGAACTTATCCGCTTAACCAATCAAGAAACCTTTGCGCAAAAGAATTTCCAAAAGAGTCAAAAGGTTGTCCAAAGCTACGGCAAAGACATTGCCAATCTTAAAGACGAATACCAGAAAACCGCGGACGCCGCCGCCGACTTTGAGCGAAGGGCGAACGTGGCCGTGGCGCTCGAAGAAATCGCCAAGAAAGCACGCGAAGCTGGGCGCGAGATACCAAAACAGCTCGCCGAAGGTATGGAGGACGGGCGCTATGCGGTGCCGAAATCTATTGCGGAGCTTGATAAACTTATTAACTTTGACAAAGCGATACAAGAGGCCGGACTTGCTGGCGTAAAAATCCCAGAAAGTATAAGCCAGGGATTACTTGCCGGAAAGTATAATGTCGATGAAGCCATGCGCCAGGTAAACGAAATTGTTACCCTAGCCAATAAAGCCGAGCAAATGTATAACGACGGCTACTACGTCTCTAAAAACCTAGCCGACGGAATTAGAAGCGGCAAAATTTCGGTTGACGAAGCAAATAAAGAGCTACAAGCGGAAATCGACTTTTCTAACCTTGTTCTAAAGGCTAAAGAAGACGGCATTGCTATCCCGGCCAATTTAGGCGACGGAATCCGCGAAGGAACAATCACCGCACAAGACGCCGTGCAACAAATGAAAGACTCTATCACCTTTAACGAGCTTACGCAAAAAGCAACGGACGCCGGTATCCAGATTCCGCAATTTCTGGCCGACCAAATCACCGCCGGAGAAATCAAGCCAAAAGAAGCGATCGACCGTATGCAAGCGCTTATTGATTATCGCAAATCGTTAGACGACGCGGGTCTTGCGGGCGTGACAATCCCGGACAATTTCGTCGAAGGGATTTTAAGCGGCGAAATGAATGTTACCGACTCTATTGCTACTATGAATAGCTGGGTGCAATTCCAAAAAGCACTTGCCGACACCGACGCGGCAGGTAGAGATATTCCTAAAACTCTTGCGGCGGACATTCTCGCGGGCAAAACTTCCGTCGACAACGCCGTTACCGGAATGAACAATTGGATTAAGTTTAACGACGCGCTATCTACCACAAAAGCGGCGGGCAAAGATATACCTGAATGGCTTGAAAGACAAATTCTTGCAGGAAAGCTAAAACCAGAAACCGCCGTAAAAATGCTTAATCAACTTATGCAAACGGAAGCTCTTAAGGCTAAGAAGGGCGGCGAAGAGGGTGGTAAAGCATTTGACGACGGCTTGAACGCCGGGCTTACAAATAAGGCAAAGAAAAACGCAATTACTAGCTCGGTCGATAGTCTCGGTATAGGTATGAAGTCCACACTTAAAAGCTCAATCGTCGCTCACTCACCTTCGAGGGCCGCGGCCACAATTGGTGGCTACTTCCTAGATGGTCTTAATAACGGAATCGCAAATCAAAACAAGCGCAATAGCATATTTAACTCGCTTTGGAACTTTGGTAGCGGACTTCTCTCCAGGTTAAAGGCTTCGCTCCAGGAAAAGTCACCGTCAAAAGCGACCGAAGAAATGGGCATAAACCTTCTTAGAGGTTTAAGCAACGGAATTGACGACGAAGAAGACGGCGTGCTGGATCGAGTAAAAACGCTTGGCGAAACCATGCTCGGCACGCTCGACGGCACGCTTGCGGATGGGCTATCCGCGGACGCCCTCACAAGCTTCCAGAACGCCATTCCTAGCGATTTAAGCACAAATATAAGCACAACTACCGCTCGCGTGGCAAAAGACGCTCAAATCGCCGATACGAGCCTTGTAGGACAATTTAAAGAAGCGTTAAGCGAAATGAAAATCGTCATGGACGACGAGGAAATGGGCAAATTTGTAGACAAAACCGTAACGGATTTGGTGTATAATTAAGGGAGGAAATATGGCTAGAAATACAATAACTCTAAACAACCAATCAAGCGCAGATATTGCGGGGCTAATCATACAAGAGCTACCGCCAATCACTAAACCAGCGCAAAGAACAGAAATCGAAACCATAGACGGCCGAGACGGTGATATTGTAACCCCGCTCGGCTTTGCCGCATACGATAAGGAATTTACGATCGGCCTTTACGACAACTACGATATAAACCAAGTGATCGCCTACTTTACCTCAGAAGGAACGGTCACTTTTTCCAATGAGCCAGATAAATATTACAACTATCAAATTGTCGACCAGATTGACTTCGACAGACTAGTCCGCTATCGCACCGCTAAAGTAAAAATGCACTGTCAACCGTTCAAATACTCCGCAACCGAGGGCGACTATATTCTAAACCCTCCCGCTCAAAACCTTATTACAATTCCCGACTTTAATAGAACCGCCAACGGCGTCACGCTTTCGGTCTCCGATGGAGCCGTGAACATTTCGGGGACTCCAAGTGCGTCAACGGAGTTTTATGTTCCCGTTTCTGGGCTTAATCTGTCGGCCGGTAGCTATACATTAAGCGCAACAGCAAAAGGAGCAAATCCAAATTATTGCTCCGTTCGTCTTATCGGAAGCGCACCTTCGAACTCTGACTCTTTCGGCGGAGGATATATTACGCTCACCGATGGGACAGTTATGCTTAACGCGACGCTCACGGCGAGCAAGACCTTTGGATATTTATGGTTTTATGTAAATTCTGGACACACCTTTAACTTTAACGCGACTTTCAGGCTCGAAGACGACGCCGAAAAGGTTGCAAGTGATGAGGGGACTTTCCTCACTCTTGAAAATTCCGATGATAGACCGTTTAGCAAGCTTGACCTCAAGGGCGACGCCTTCCAGCAGACCTACACGGGCAAGAACTTATTTAACTACGAAGCGGTGAACAATTTAGCGCTCGGGAACGGGATCATGTCTAATGCCTCATATAGAGGCTATTACGTTGCGGCTCAACCGGGAGATACCTATACTCTTTCAAGATTAAACACTACGGACAATAACAGATTTAGAATTGCCTTTACGATTGACGAACCGGCTAACGGCGTTAGCTACTACGGCGCGCGTGCGGAGGCGGCGGGTTACATTAACGCTGACTCGCTTACCTCTCGAACTTTTACGGTTCCGGAAGGTATGAATTATGTTTTTATTTATTTAAGCAATCAAAACCAGACAATCACCGCAGATTTACAAATTCAGCTAGAAAAAAGCTCCACTCGAACCGATTTTGAAAAATACGTGGGGGGCCAAAAATCCCCCAATTCCGACTTTCCACAAGACATAAACGTTGTATCAGCCGAGCAGAACGTAAAGATTTTAGGTAGAAACTTTCTCAACCTTGAAGCGTCGACTCCTACTAGAATTGGGTCTTATACGCTCACCTACGACTCAAACAACGTTACGATGGAGGCGATACAGACCAACGCTATACAGGTGGCTCAATGGAGGCTTGAGCTAGACCCGACAGTGACCTATACCATTTCTGGCAAGGCAAGAAAGCTCCTTAGGGGGACGAACAGTTGTATTTATGCGGCTTGGTTTGGGAAAAACGAAGGTGACTCTTCTTGGACTGGCGCAGGAAACCTGATTGGAAACAATGACCCAGTAGAAGGGTTAGAATATACTTACAGTACAACTATTAGTGGTTACAAAATTGTCCAACTCGATTTTAATAATAGTTCCCCGAGATTTCCAAGTGTTATGGTCGGTGAAAAGACTTCTTACTACGACCTTCAATTAGAACGTGGCTCCACGGCGTCGGACTTCCAACCATATCAGGAGCAGAGCTACGACATAAGTCTTGGAAAGAACTTGCTCTCGCTTAACTCTACTTTTGAACGAGTTTATCCGAGCAGCCTAAGCTATATGCAAGAGCTAAATAGTGTCGAAATTACCGCTAGTTCAACAACCGGCACACAGTATGTTCGCTATATAGTCGAGGTTCCAGACGCGTCGCAAATTTATTATCTATCATGTAAAGCGAAGAAAATTGTTATTGGCACAGATGGAGGGCCGAGAATACAGGTTACGACCTATGGGTCAGACGACCAAAGCGCTTGGACAAATCTTTCGACGGGAGGAATGGCGGTTGCCGAACCAACGCAAAACCAAGAATATACTCTTGGACGAGCGCTATCGGGTTACAAGTATTATCGCATAGCATTTTATAACAACGTCAACACCCCCGTCACTCTTGGCGAGAAGACCGCTTATTACGATATACAATTAGAAGAAGGGTCGGAGCAGACTTCTTTCGTCCCATATACTACGCAAGTCGTGGAATTATTGAAGCTTGACACTTACCGAGACAAAATTTTTAAGAATACACCCGACTCCGACTATTACGACCCAACCCTAACCGAAGGGGCGTGGTACAAGCGAGAAGAAGTGGGAAAGAAAACATATACCGGCAACGAAACGTGGGGCGTGAATAAATCCCCGGATTCTAGCACGGGAATAATGCGCTACAATTATTTTTATACTAGCGATATTGACAACATTGTTCAGCCCCGATTGCAGGATACGCCGATAATTTTGTCTAACCTATTTACCGCCAAACCTATGCACGAAATGTTTTATTTTGGTTCTACGGGCGATGGTATATGTATTGCCGATAATCGAGGCGACCCACTAATCTATATAAGGATGCCAGATATTGAATCGACACATGAAACCGTGGAATATTTTACGACATGGCTTTCAACTAACCCGACAACTATTTACTACCCTCATGTCACGCCGGTCAATGTTCAGATTACCGACGAAACCCTAATCGCCCAGCTTGAAACACTTAAAACCGCGTCGGCTTACGAGGGAAGAACGCACATTCTTTCTACGGCCAAAGACGCCGCAAACCTTCCGCATATTGTAGCGGCCGCAGTTATAATGTCTAGCGACGGCACAATTACAAACTCCGGCAATACTTACGCAAAGCCCAGAATGACAATCTACGGCTCTGGTGATATAGGAATAAGCCTAAACGGAATACAATACTTCCAGATCGCGCTTGGCGATAATGGCTATATAACAATTGACACGGCGGCAATGGAAGCTTACCAAGACAGCCCTGGCAACTTGCAAAACAGGCTTGTCACCGGCGATTATGATAACTTCGTGCTTAATCCTGGCGAAAACCAGATTACCTTCTCGGGAATCGTCACAGGGTGCATTGTGGAAAACTATTCGAGGTGGATATAGGAGGGCGTTATGGCAACAAACGAAGGATTCTACTACTACTCGAAAGAAGAAATCGACGAGCAATTTGCCGAGAAAGTCCTCGACGACTTTACATATTCGACGACGGAAAAAGCGTGCGGGGTATGGATTGACGACTCAACGATTTACAGAAAAACCATAGAAATTAGCTCACTCCCAAACGCAAGCACTAGCACCTATCCACACGGCATAAGCAACATTGACGAGCTTATTAAATTTGAGGCGTTTGCCCGAAACACAAGCGGAACCTTATACCCGCTCCCACATATAAACCTCGGAAACATTGCGAGCGGTATTTATATAAACGTTAGCAAAACGGATATAACTATTGGCACTGGGGATGTAGACAGAAGCTCATATACTGGCGAAGTGACAATTTATTATACAAAAGAGGTGGCGTCATGATTAAGCTATTTGGGCAAACCGATACAAGTTTCGAGACGAACGGCGACCTCGTAATTTTGCCGCTTAAAGCCCTTGTGCATAAGGAGGACAACGGCGACTTCTACCTAGACTTGACGACCTCGATTAAGTACGTTGACGACATTACCGAAGGGCGAATACTGGTCGCGCCAACCCCACAAGGCGATCAGACTTTCCGCGTCGGGAATGTCCAGCGCACGAAAAACAAAATCTATACAAGGGCCTGGCATACCTTCTACGATAGCGAGAACTACCTGATCGAAGACTCGCGGGCCGTGGGAATGACTTGTAACGCCGCGCTCGACCATTTTAACTCCGCTACGGAGCCAGAAAGCCCGTTTACGACGCTTTCCGACGTGCAGACGGTATCAACATTATATTGCGTCAGAAAATCGCTCTACGAGGCCATACAAAGCGTTATAGAGCGCTGGGGCGGGCATTTAGTACGGGACAAGTTTAATATTCAAATACGCGAGATTATTGGACAAGATAACGGCGTTGTTGTGCGCTATGGCAAGAACCTTAAAGATATAACCGCGCAATACAACTGGGATAACGTTGTTACAAAGCTACTCCCGACCGGCTTCGACGGAATTATGTTGCCAGAGGTATATTTAACAAGCGATACGCAATACGACCTCCCCTATACAAAGACAGTACATTTCGACCAGAATATCGACCAGGAAGCCTATAAGGACGGCGACGGGAACCTCGACGAAGAGGCTTATAATCAAGCGCTAATAGACGACCTTCGCGCCCAGGCTTCAAACTACCTTAACGAAAACAACGTTCCGCAAGTAAACTACACCTTAAACGCTAACCTTGAGAAGATAACCGACATTGGCGACACGGTGCAAGTTATAGACGCGCGGCTTAACCTGGAAATGACTACTAACGTTATTGCTTATGACTTTGACTGTATTCTGGAAAAGTACAAGCAACTAGAGTTTGGCAATTTCAAAAAGACGCTTAACAACCTTGTCGAGACGATAACCAACGCGACCACCGAAGCCGTGCAATCTACTACGGAAGCCTTACAAGTGACGCTCGGCCAAGAAATTCAAACCGCTATGGACACAATCTGGGGAGCGCTTGGGAACTCTTACGTTATATACGAGGGCGATAAAATCCTTGTCGTGGATCAGCTCCCGAAAGAGAACGCGGTGAATGTGATTATGATAAATAACGGGGGAATTGCCTTTTCTCAAACCGGCATAAACGGAACGTTTAACTCCGCCTGGACGATTGACGGAACGCTTAACATGCAAGCTATAAACGTGATAAACCTCACGGCCGATATGATTAAGTCCGGCACGCTACGTCTGGGAGGTGTAAACAATGCAAGCGGCCTTTTGGAAGTGTATGACGAAACCAACGCGCTTATTGCCGAGCTTAACAAGGGCGGTCTTAAAATGTACGGGCAAGACGGCAGCTACGTTCTCATGAACAATGCCGTGGGCTTTGCCGGTTATGACCGCAATAACAATAAGATTTATTGGGTAGATAAGGACGAGTTCCACATGAAAAAGAGCGTGGTCGAGGAAGAAATTACGCTATGCAATAAGCTTCGATTTATCCCGATAACCATAACAGACACGAATAATAACATAGCAAACGACGGAATTGGGCTTGTTTCCGTGGGAGGTGATTAGAAATGGCAAGTAGCGGCTCATTTAATACTAGCGCATATGGTAGCGGCGACTATTACCGCTATCTTAACTTCTCATGGAGCGTTAAAAGCCAAAGCATAGCGAATAACACAACAACTATTCAATGGACGCTTAAAGGCGCGGGCGGCTCGACAAATAGCTGGGTTCAAGCCGGCAATTTTAAGGTCATCATTGACGGCGTTCAGAGATACTACTCGTCGGCCAGGATCAACCTCTACAACGGAACGGTCGTGGCTTCGGGTACGGTCACACTTTCGCACAATAACCTCGGCAATAAATCCTTTAGCGCGTCCGCGGAAGCCGGTATCTATTATGTCGCTGTCAACTGTTCGGGGAGCGGGAGCTGGGCTTTGCCGCAAATTCCGCGTTACGCTACCTCTAATCAGACCCTAACTTCCAAAACAGAAACCTCTATCACTATGAAATGGTCGAGCGACTCAACTATCGACTAT